GACCTGTTACACGACTTCGTATTGCAATTACTCCGCCGTGGGTTTACCGTACCCCAGGTGGCTGAAGCCTTGGCTGACCAAAAGGTTAAGCTCATGCAGGCAGATGAGTACCTATCTGCCGCACAAGAATCAAAACTAGCACCCTAAGAGGAGATATCACTATGGCGTATGAAATGAAACCTGGGCAGGGGTCTGCCTTTCCGAATGAAAACAAAAAAGAAGACTGGCACGCAGACTTCCGCGGTAGGGTGATGTTGCCAGATGGCAAGATCCATTGGCTTGATATAACTAACCGCAAGACAAAAGACGGAAAGTCCTACATTACCGTAAAGATCGGCAATGAGTGTACTGGTGGACAGCCGGTCTACTCGGCAGCGCATAAGCCGTTCCCGTCTGAGCATGACCGTGCCAAGGCCAATGGGTTCCAAGAGCTGGACTCTGACGTTCCATTCTGAGGCCATGAATGAGTTGGCTCTTTTCGCGGGCGCTGGTGGAGGAATACTTGGGGGACATTTGCTCGGATGGCGAACAGTCTGCGCAGTCGAATGGGAACCCTACGCAGCTTGCGTACTTGCCGCAAGACAAAATGACGGATTTCTCCCGGCTTTCCCGATTTGGGATGACGTTCAAACCTTTGACGGCAGACCGTGGCAAGGAATTGTTGATGTCATATCTGGCGGCTTTCCATGCCAAGACATCTCCGCAGCCGGAAAAGGGGCAGGAATTGACGGAGAGCGATCAGGAATGTGGAGAGAAATGGCAAGGATCATTCACGAAGTACGACCGAGATTCGTGTTCGTGGAAAACTCACCAATGCTCACTTCTAGGGGGCTTGGAACAGTTCTCGGAGACTTGGCCGCGTTGGGGTTTAATGCGAAATGGGGAGTGCTGGGAGCAGCCGATGTTGGAGCGCCGCACCAGCGCGACCGTTTCTGGCTTTTGGCCCACTCCGCTTGCTCAGGACGCCAAACACAGCGGCTATGCCAAGAGCGGCCCCGGAATGGCCGACAAACTGTCGTATGCGGTTGTGCGGTATCAGACGCCAGTTGCGCGTATGTGGAAAGACGCATCGCATCCATCGGAACACAAGCGAAACAGTCCAACATTAGCGATGCAAGCTGGTGGGACTTTGAACCCAACGTGGGTCGAGTGGCTAATGGGGTGGCCGCTAGGGTGGACAGACTTAAAGCCATTGGAAATGGACAAGTACCACTCGTGGCTGCAACAGCATGGGAAGAATTAAATGGCCCGCACTAAGTCCCGTATCTCAAGCCAAGTGCCAAGCCTAAATGGCTGGGGTGGGGTGCGCTCGATCTCTCGCAGGCTTGAGCGCTCTGCCACCATTGTCGAGAACCGGGAAGCGGTGGCCTTCTCTTTGCTGTGTATGGCCAACACAAAGATCACAGATGTTCTAACTTGGGATGAGGACGGCAATGTCAAGGTTAAAGCGGCAAGTCAAATTCCTGATTACGCCTTGCAAGCAATCAAAAATATCCGGGTCAAGCGTGAGAAGGACGGTTCGCAGACGCTCGACGTGGAGCTATATGACAAAGTTGGGGTGCTTCGTCTACTCGCTAAGGCGTCTGGTCTTCTCGACAACCCAGACGACGGGGAAGACAAACCTTCGGTCATAGGCATTAACGTCCAAGCTCCAGAGCCAATTGACGTTGAGGTGAAAGATGAGCCAGAGCGTCCTGATTGAGGCGTTAGCCCAGGAGATCTATGAGGCAATTGATCGCTATGGCGACGCAATCCCGCTGGCTTCTGCAATCGGAGTCCTGGACTGCGTAAAGTTCCAGATCATGCTCAACGCCAAAGAGGAAAGCGAGAAAGGAAATGATTGATATCGTAGTCGGGTTCGATCAGCGTGAAGCCGTTGCCTATCACGCCTTCTGCCAATCCGTGATTAGCCGCACCAGCCGGCCTGTGCGCTTTACCCCGCTTGTGGCTCACGGTATTAACGGCAAGCGTAATGGGTCAAATGATTTTATCTATTCCCGCTTCCTGACCCCCTGGCTGATGCGTTATAAGGGCTGGGCAATCTACGCCGACGGGGACATGATTTGCCGCGAGGATATTGCCAAACTCTGGGACTTACGGGATGAGAAGTACGCGGTTATGGTAGTTCAGCACGACTATCGCACAGTCCACAAACAAAAGTATCTTGGCAACAAAAACGAGGACTACCCGCGCAAAAACTGGTCTAGTCTGATCCTGTGGAACTGTGAGCACTCGGCCCACCACAGGCTATCGCCGGATGCGATACAGGGATTAGACGGGTCATTTCTGCATAGGTTCCAATGGCTACATGACGGAGAGATCGGTGAGCTGCCGCTTACCTGGAACTGGCTAGTGATGGAATACCCATTTAACGAATACGCCCATCTTTATCACTACACGATTGGCACGCCATGTTTTGCGGCATACCAAAATTGCGATAACGCAGAAATGTGGTGGAGAGAATACAAAAAACTAAACGAGGGGACAGATGATTAACTTTTGGCAATGGGTTCAGTCCAGACAAGACGCTCGGCAATGGACTGATGATGAGAAGGCTTGTGCCGAGATCGCTTGGAAAGAGGCAATAAAACTATATAAGGAGGGATTAAATGAAACAAGCCTGGATCGACTCAATGAGTCACTTATCTGCCCAAAGTGCAGCGGTGTTCGCACTAACAATGGTCGCTGTTATTGTACTGGCGGGGTGGCTTGAATGGCGTCGTGGCTGATTGCCGGCATAGGGATTGTCTATCTCTTGGTGGCCGTGCAGCTCTTAGTCGAAGGAAAGGCCGGACTTGGCATTGCGTTTCTTGGCTATGCGCTCGGCAATGTCGGGCTTTACATTGCGGCTAAGTGATGCGTGACCCATTCAAAATAACAGAGCCAACTTGCATCAGCTTTAGCGGCGGTCGGACATCCGCTTATATGCTTTGGCGGGTCTTGCAATCCAACGGCGGATTGCCAGACGAGGCCGTTGTCTGCTTTGCAAACACAGGCAAAGAAGACGAGGCAACTCTAAAGTTTGTTAAAGATTGCCAAGACAATTGGAATGTAAAAATTGTGTGGTTGGAATATTTGCCGGTAGATCCACGATTTAAGATCGTTGACTTTTATTCTGCTGCGCGCAACGGCGAACCATTTGAAGCTCTAATAACCAAAAAGAAGTACCTTCCAAATATGGTGGCCAGGTTTTGTACGGCAGAGCTTAAAGTGTTGACGATTGACCGTTATCTAAAATCAATTGGCTTTGATGAATATGTAACGATGGTTGGCATAAGAGCTGATGAGCCAAGACGGGTTGCCAAAATGCGCGGCAACAAAGACGTCAAGCTAACGCCGCTGGCTGATTTTGGTATAACCGAAAAGGATATCTGGTCGTTTTGGAATGACACATCGTTTGATCTTGAGCTTCCAAAAGTTAGCGGTGCATCAAATTGTGATCTTTGCTTTCTAAAGGGTGGCAACATTGTTATGGGCCTGATCGCTCAAAAACCTGAACGCGCTATCTGGTGGGCAGCAATAGAAGAAAAGATTGGCGGAAAGTTTAGATCCGACCGGCCCTCATACAAACAGATGGCGCAGTACGCTAAAGACCAAATGCCATTGTTTTCTGATGAGTCTGTTACTTGTTTTTGCGGGGACTAAATGGCCAAGACTAAAGAACAATCCAGCAAGGAAATGCCCGCAACCGGGCTGAACCTGAACTTCTCTAAGTCGCCAAACGTCTACAAGTTCATTCAGTCCAACTCCTTTGTGCAAGGGCTTATGGGGCCAGTCGGCTCTGGCAAGTCCTATGCCTGCGCGGCAAAGATCATGCTCAAGGCTGTCCAGCAAAAGCCTAGCCCGGTGGACGGAATCAAATACTCTCGCTGGGCGATAGTACGGAACTCTTACCCAATGCTAAAGACGACCACGATTAAAACGTGGCTTGACCTCTTCCCAGAGGCAACCTTTGGCCCGATGCTTTGGACTCCGCCGATTACGCATCATATCCGGCTGCCAAGCCGCGGCGAGGCTGCCGGGATTGACTGCGAGGTCATATTCCTAGCACTAGACCAGCCAAAAGACGTAAGAAAACTATTGTCGCTAGAGCTGACAGGAGCATGGGTAAACGAAGCAAGGGAACTCCCAAAGGCTGTGATTGACGGGCTGACGCATCGGGTTGGACGCTATCCGACAAAGCGTGATGGCGGGGCAACCTGGCACGGTATCTGGATGGATACTAACCCAATGGACGACGACCATTGGTGGTTCCGTTTGGCAGAAAAAGAGAAGCTGACTGGCCAATACGGCTGGGAGTTTTTCAAGCAGCCAGGCGGAGTAGTCGAGGTTTCCTCGGATGAGCTGCCAGAAAATCCAGAAGCCAATGACCATGTCTTTGCCTCCGGCCGGTGGTGGAAGCTAAACCCCAAAGCTGAGAATGTGGATAACTTACCGGCGGGTTATTACCAACAGATGCTCTTGGGCAAAAACCTAGACTGGATCAGGTGCTATGCCGAGGGCAGATATACCTATGTCCAAGAAGGGCGCCCGGTATGGCCGGAGTATGACGACAACCTGATGTCAGATGATGTAGATTTTGACCCCAGCTTGCCGCTCCAGGTTGGGCTGGACTTCGGGCTTACGCCAGCCGCGGTGATAGGCCAAAGGCTAAATAACGGCCGCTGGCTGATCCTGCATGAGATCGTGACCTTTGACATGGGGCTGGAACGCTTTGGCCAGCAGCTCTTGGCTGAACTCAATGCCAGATTCCCAAGCGCCCAGATCATGCTCTGGGGCGACCCGGCTGGTATGCAGCGGGATGCAATTTATGAGGTCACGGCTTTTGACCACCTGAGAACCCTAGGGCTTCGGGCCCAGCCCACGCATAGCAACGACTTCAAGGTTAGGCGGGAGGCAGCGGCCGCACCAATGCAACGCCTAGTCAATGGAAAGCCTGGTTTGATTGTAAACAGGCAATGCAAACTCCTCCGGAAGTCGCTAGCCGGCGGATACCATTTTAAGCGAATCTCTGTTGGTGCCGGTCAAGAAAGATTCCGCGATGCACCAAATAAGAATGAGCACTCGCACGTTGGCGACGCTTTTGGCT